CTCCGACACCACGTAGACCTGTATACCGAACTCGCGAGGGTCATGGCCACACGCGGGTTTGTAGGCACCAAGGGAGACATGACGCTCGATACGACCGCAAAGCGGAACCTCGGGCGGGGTAAAATCAACCACGGCAGCAACGCGAAGGAACTCGCACAACGTGGCCGGTGGGCAGAACTGTTCACCTACTGCGCGTCCGACGTTCAACTCACGCGCGACCTCTTCTTCTACGTCTGTGAGCACGGCGGCCTGATAGGACCGCGCGGCTTCGTCCGCCTCACCGACCTTCCTACATGGCTCGTAAAAGCGGGCCTTGAGGCGACTCCATGAGTGATACGTCAACCTCCACTTACTACGACCAGACCTTCGTTCGTCTGTCCGGCGTGGCGTTCCGCGAGCAGTTGTGCAATCTCGTCGTGGACCACATGCAGTACAGCGAGAAGCACTTTTGGGGCGTGCGAGCCAAGTGGCCACGGCTCTACGACCTGTGGCGAGGGAACTGGTCCGGCCGGTTCCATCCTCACAAGAACAATGTCCACATCCCGCTCATCTTCTCGGCGATTTGGGCCGACGCAGCGCGCAAGGTAGCGACTTCGCTCGCCGACTACCCGGTGGTCTCGTTCCTTGGCTACGGCCCGGACGATATGCCCATCGCACGCAAGCGCGAGGCCCTCATCTCCGCGCAGATGAAGGACGACAAGTGCTTCCTCAAGCAGGTTGACGCTGTCGTCTCCGCAGACCTGTATGGGGTCGCGGTCATGCAGATTGGCTGGAAGAAAGACCAGCCGATGCGTGTCGTGGAGTATGTGGACCGCGCACCGCTCAGCGGGAAGATTGTCCGGCACATCAAGAAGCAGCCGGTCACGATGTTCGATGGACCCGAGTCCATGCTCATCGACCTTCTCGATTTCTTCCCGCAGCCCTGTGTCCCGCGCCTCGACCAGATGAAGTGGGTCGTGCGCCGCTATTTCCTCGACCTTGACGACATTCGCTACCTCGCTTCCATCGGCGCGTTCGACAAGAACGAGCTTCGCCGTTTGGAAATGGAAGGTGCAGTCGGCAAAGGCAATGCGTATGCCAGCACGTCCCTCCGGCGCTTTCAAGTTCGTACCGGGATGGACGATGAAACGGCGCGTTTCATGGACAAGTACAGTCGCCCCATTGAGATTCTCGAAATGTGGGGCACTGTTCCGTCCGAATATGCGCCTGACGGCGTCATGCAGCGTGTCATCACAGTGGCCAACCGCCGCTACCTGATGCGCAACAAGCCGAACCCTTACAACCACGGCCTGCTTCCGTTCGTCGCCTTCACGCCGACGCCGGATATGCACTACTTCTACGCGCCCGGCAAGGGCGAGGTCGTGGAGAAGATTCAGATTGTCGCGAACCGGTACCTGAACCAGTCGCTCGACGCTGCGGACTTGCTCGTTGACCCGATGTGGTTCTACAACCGTGCTGCTGGGCTCGTCACTAAGAACCTGTACGCGCGCCCCGGTAAGTTTGTCCCGGTGAACGGCAATCCATCAGAGATGGTCCAGCCTGTCCAGCACAACGTACAGGGCCTGACCATCGCAGACGACAAGATTGGACAGATGCGCATGCTCGCTAATATGGGCACGGGCATCCAAGACGATGTTGTCGCCGGCCTGCAAGGTGCTGATAGCCGACAGACCGCACGAGAGTTCGTGGGTCGCCGTGAAGCGGCCGGTACTCGACTGCTTCTGGAGTCGCGCATCTACGAAGAGATGCTGCTCGAACCGATGGCGAACATGTTCGTCGCGCTCGATAAGCAGTTTCTCGAACTCCCCGTCGAGGTTCTCATTCTCGGCGACGGAGCCCTACTCGACCCCGTCACCCAAACGCCTATCCCCGGCTCGCGAGAGCGGCTCAATGGTTACGACCTGACGCCGAACTACGCAGCGAGGGCACTTGGCGCATCAGTCGGGCTGTCGAAGGGGATGCAGCAGCAGGCTCTCGTGCAGCTTCTCGGCGCTATGGGCACACCGATTGGTCAGGCCGTCATGGGCCAAATCAATGTGGTGAACTTCTGGCGTAGCATCTTCCGTGCATTTGACGTGCCGAACATCAACGAAATCTTCATGCAGGACCCGCGTCTCAAGGCCCTGCTCCAGATGAACGAAGGTGCTCTGCTCGGTGGACAAGGCATGGCGGGTACGCCCCAATCCTTCCTCCAGAACGTCCCCACGTCCGGCCAAATCGCCGGGCCGGGCGGTCTCGGAGCGGGAGTCGGGCCGCTCGCGGCTTTGGGCCTCCAGTCACTGCCGGGTATGCCGGCCGGCTCTGCACAAGGGATGCTTGCACCACCGAATCTCGCGCATCAACTGCCGCAGATGGCGGCCTAGAAAGGAGGGCTAGTTGCCTTCCGTACGTCCATTCTTCGAGGCGCGAAAGCTCACTGAGCAAGACCTGAGTCTCATTCAGTTCGTGCTCATGAGTCCCGCCTACGAAACGGCGTTCAAGCCGTACTTGGAGTCCGTGCGTGAATCCATGCGCGAACTCTGGCTTGACCGGTCGCAGAAACGTAAGGACGAGTACCCGGATGACTTCCTCGCTGGAGGGGTTGCATCCATTGAAGGTCTACTCAAGTTCTTCGAGGCTGTAACCGCCGAAGCTGACTTCAATCGCATTCACGAGGCGATGGGTCAGATGACGAGCGACCGACAATATGAACTGAAACGTCAGCAGGGCAAAGTTGCTCCTGTTGTCGGCGTTAACCAATCAGCGACCCCCGAGGCTTACGACCCCTTGGAGGACTTCTAGTGGCCTCCACGGAGAAACAAAAACGAAATCGTCGTGCCCATACCGCACGACGCCGTCTAGTTCTTAATGCGATAAAGTCTAAGCCATGCACCGATTGCGGTCATTCGTTTGACCCTGTTTGTATGGACTTCGACCATCGTGACCCTTCCACGAAGAAGTTCACTATCGCTTCCAACATCGCAAGTATCACGCTTGAAGTCCTTTTGGACGAGATAGCAAAGTGCGATATTGTTTGCGCGAACTGTCATCGTCTCCGTGAGAAGAGTCGGAGAAAGGAGAATGCCTAGCTCAGAAGTGTTCAAGAAAGGAAAGGCGGGCAAGCTGCATAGCGGCGGCCCAAATGGACCAATCGTGAAGCACGGCTCTCCACAGGAGAAGGCCATCTTCATGAGCGAAAAGCGAAACGAAGCGGAGCATGGTGGCGAATACCATCACTCCGAGCGTAAAAATCCGCTCAAAGGTACACGAAAGAAGCGGTAACATCCACCTCAACCACGGGACGACCCCGAGGGAGAGACAATGGAACTGGGTAGAAGTGCTGCTGAGATTGCTCTTACCAAGCATCTCGCGAAGACCATCGTGCAGGACGAAGTGATTAACCCTATGGCCGCTATTGGTTGGGGCCACGGCAATCCTCCGAACTCACAGCAAGCTGCTGTCGCCATCGCGGAACGCGCGAGGGCCGATGGTGCAACGACTGAACAAATCACCGAGTTCCTCGCGGGACACGGTGTCAAGTACACGCCCCCGGCAAGCGGACAACCCGCAACGACGGAGGGAGCACCGACCACGGTAGTGACGCCGAAGCTGACTGCACCGAACGGACAACCCGTTCAGCAGCCGGTGACGACGCCCGCGCCAGTGGTCAAGACGGACGCACCTAACGCGGAAGCGGCTGCGAACCTGCTCTCGGCATTCGAGTCCCTCAAGGACGCGAATGGCCTGTACATGGGCAAGTACAAGACTGTCGATGAAGCGTTGAAGGGTGCGGGCCATCTCGCAAACATGGCGAAGGATGCACTGAGACGTGCGGAGGCGGCCGAGACTCGGCTGACCACTACACCCTCGGCTGCTACCATCGCCGCCCCGCCTGCGGCTGCCCCGGCCGTAGCACCGGTCTCGCCGTTCGTGCCGAAATCACACCCGGCTCTCGAACTGGCAAAGGCCCGCCTCGACAAGGTGCTGTCGAAGGTGCGCGAATCTGGATTCGACGGTGATAGCGCCGTGGAGTACGCGGAGGCGACCAGTGAAGTCGCTCGCGAAACTTCCAAGGCGGTTGCGGTGGATGAGCGTGACCGTGCAGACCATGCACG